AACATCATGTTACCCCCACCCGGTAGTGTTTACGATAACACACCAATGATGATGTACGCTTCCGCGTATGACCGACCTACTCGGTTATTCTCCTCTTACCCCCACCTAGCCAGGTGGCAACAAGTGATGCGGAACGAAGTGACTGTCGAGTTGAGGCGACGCCACACTAGTGGGACCCTACTCCGAGAGAGGGACACCGGCCAGAGTAGAGAACTGGTTGGGCCGGGCATAACGGTTGGTAACCGTTGTGACTCGGTGAGCAGTGTGGAAACACAAGCTCGTCAGTCTGTAGTGCAGCAGATTGACACGGACGACACGTGTGGTAGCGTTAGTCCTGCCCCAGCTACGGGGGCATTGGACCGGATACGGTCCAAGTTGACACGTGGTGCTGCGTTAACAACACGCATGGTGACGAAGTCAGGTGCCAATGTGGGCAATGGCGCTCGTTACATACGTAGTTTGTGGCGACACAAATCAACACTAGCGGATGCCGGTCGTTATGGTAGGAGATACCAAAAACGCGACCGTAATATCGTCCTAGAGGAGGACGATAGCGCCGTACCGCAGAAACCTGCCCTAGGTGGCCGTTCAAAGCGAGCGACAGCCAGGGAAGTGGGCCGTGTACTCAACGACTCGCGCACGGGCCAACGGGGGGCCCGTTCTCGGGAGCTCAGCGCTGCAATGGTGCTGCACTTCGGTAAACAACCGTTTACCCCAGCGCAGCGTGATGCCATTTGGCGTTGGGGAAGCCGACACTCCCTCGTCGAGGATAACGATGTGCGCACAACCGACAAGGTTAAACTCTTGAACGCTGCCGTACTGAATTACTTCGCCGTTGATGATTTGACGCTCACCACTCATGCCATACTTACAGCCCCCAAAGCACGTAAGTACAGGTCATGGATGGTGTCGTCAAAGTTGGCATAGGGGTGCCCAGTCGTCCTTCAGGGAGTAGATACTGACACACGTGATTACAGTCAGTACAACCTCCCGGTTAGAGTGAAGGTACGATCTGGGACACCCCGACAACGCAAGGTCCACGCTTTGATAGGCGCGGGCCCCCGAGATGCGTTTGGAGTCCATAACTCCAGTTTGGTCAATCTGGTTAGAGGGGTAACCGAACGTGTGTTTCTTGTGGATTATGGCAAGGGACTCACGCAACCCCTCCGACCGGAGCGATCCGAGTTTCGAGAACTAATCAAAGTGTCTGAACGTTTCCTTAAACGCAATGCATTTCAGCTCGGCAGGTTCACCCACCCTCAGTTTATTGAGGGATACAGCGGTGACGCCCGGAAGTATGCACGTTACAAGGAAGCTCGACGGTCACTCCTACACAAGCCTCTTGAGAGGAGTGATTCTGAGATTAGGACTTTTACCAAGGCAGAGAAGACCAACTTCACTGCCAAGGTTGACCCGGCACCGCGTATCATCTCGCCTAGAGATACACGGTTCAACCTGGAACTTGGAGTTTTTATCAAACCTCTAGAGGGGGTAGTTTATAAGCTGCTCAACAAAATGTGTGGTGGCCCAACGGTGATGAAAGGGTTCAACATGCAGGAGGTTGGTGCTCATTTTGAGGAGGCCTGGAATAGCTTCGGGGATCCCGTAGGTGTTGGTGGTGACGCTAAGCGTTTCGATCAGCACACAGGACCTGAAGCCCTTCAATTCGAGGCCCGTGTGTACTCTGCTTTCTTTGACGGTCGTGATAAAAGGGATTTAAAACGACTGCTCAAGTGGCAGAGAGATAGTGTGTGTAGGGGCTATACACCGGAAGGTAGTGTTAAGTTTGACTTTGACATACGAGCGAGTGGTGACATGAATACCGGGCTGGGTACTTGTGTCATAGCCTGCTCGATTGTACATGCGTACTGTGTCAGTGTCAATCTCGACTACCGCCTGATGGACAACGGCGATGATTTCGTGGTAATATGCGAAAGAGCCGATCTCCCTAAACTGAACGGTATCCATGAGTTTTGTAAGAAGCTCGGGTACTTTATGGTTATGGAGAAACCCGTATACACATTGGAGGAGATAGAGTTCTGCCAGGCTCACCCGGTCTGGGATGGAACAGGGTACCGAATGGTCCGCAATTACCCCACAGCAATCGGCAAGGATATGATTAGTGTCCTACCCTTGCAAGACGTCACTGCCTGGAAGAAGTGGGCAAACGATGTCGGTGGCTGTGGTATAGCGCTCAATTCTGGTATCCCAGTCCTACAAAGTTTCTACTCGTCCTTGTGCAGGTCTGGGGAAGGCACCTTTGGTGACCACCCCTGGACAAAGTACTCTGGAGCCAGACTGGTATCCCGAGGTATGGACAAGAAAGTCCGCCAAATAGCTGAACGCTCGCGCTACAGCTTTTACTTGGCGTTCGGACTTGCACCAGCCTCTCAGTCAGCGATAGAGTCCTATTATGATGACTCAACATTCTCTTTTGAGTCGGACCTGCAGGGATATTCACTAAAATTTCTCGAACAACCAACACACACCTACCACCAACAGCTTTTTGACTAACCAACTCTAGCAATACCAATGACTAACAATGGAAAACGAACCCGCGGCAAGAAGCCCGCAAACTACCGCTACGGCGTCCCAACAAGGAACGGCCGGGGGTCGGTGGATGGCAGACGCGCTAATCGCGATGCTACCCACGTCCACTCCCTTACCGATCCGTTTTGTGATGCTGCTCGTGGTAGTCGTATCCCTGATGACGACTCTGCGCCAAGTGTACCTGTTACCTTAAAAACAGTGTTTACACTAGGCACTGATGCCACTGGTTCTGCAGCGCTCAAGATCAGGCCGCAGCCATCCTCGACGATGGCTCCAGCCAGCGCGATCTCGGGCACTACAGTAACCACCTGGGGGCCACACACAGCAATGACAGACTACACGGCACTCGCTGCTTCCTTTAGCCAGTACCGCATGGTAAGTTATGGTGTGCGTATCTACCCCATAGTGGCACCAACCGCACAGTCGGGCACACTCCGCGTAATTACGATGCCTGAGAATTCACCAACCGGTGTCAACCTCGGGGGAGGAATGTGGGAGGCTGTGACCTCCGTTGCTCTCTCTGAGGCTGACGTCCACTGGGTGGGCAAACCTCAAGGTACTACGTGGAAGGAATACATCCCCATCGCTAACGTATCCGATTTCAGCCACCTGGACATCTTACTCCAGGGCGGTCCCGCATCCACATCTACCTATGTGGTCGAGATCACGATGAATATGGAATGCTTAGTGGTGATTGGGTCAATTGTATCCGCTGTAGCGAAGCCTGGTGCTCCGAGTAACCCTCGGGTTCTAGAAGCTGCTTCCAAAGTGCACTCCAAACACAATGGACACCACACTGACGGTAGGCCGTCAATGTTGTCCAAGATGTGGGGACTAGCAAAGGGAGCAATTCTGGATGTAGCATCACAGGCTATCCCGTATGTTGGTGGATCCATTGCCAGAGCGCTAGGTGGGAGACAACGTTCTTCCTACCCTGCAATCATGGATGTAGATTAGTCATTGTATTGGTATTACTTATGCTTGTATGTAACATAGTTTTATTGTGTTTGTATTGCGATTATAAAAACACGTTGGTTTCCAAACACCAACGCACAACTTCGCACACCCGTCGACATGCCACTGGATATACACTACCGTGTGGTACGGGAACCTAGATTAGTCTTAGTGGACGAGCTCTGGGCTTTGGCATACCGACACAGGCACGACTCCTTTGAAAGTCGTTATCACACTCTAATCCAGTGTGGTGGGCTCAACAGCAAAAGATCAACGTAACGTTGTGAAGGGCGCTGAGAGCTTCTCTACCATTACATAAAGGCTTCGGCCTTGCCC